TATGGAAGCTGACGCAGTTGCACTAGATAACTCTGACGTAGAGACAGAGAAGACTTCCCTGTGGAACAGATTTTTCTCTGAGCCTTACGAGAGGGGTATCCAGAGACAAGCGGCAGTGTTTGAAAGAATCGCTAGTACGGCGCAAGCAAACACTATTGAAGGACTGCAGGCTGCTCTGGCTGACCCGGAAGTTTTAAAGGAGCAGTACAGGCAGAGTACAAACTTAGGTTCTGTTTTAATTCAAACAATGACTACTCCTTTGTCTATGATGTTTGATTCTGCTTCTGAGATGGTAATGTTCGGAGCAGGGGCAGGAGTTGGTATGCTCCCTGAGGGTCTTAGAGAGGGTGCTAAAGAACAGTTTAAAGCCTTAATGGAAACGGAAGGAGGTCAACTAGCTTGGAACGCTGCTGGTCAAGGAAAGGAGGCGTGGGAAAAGTTTAAGGAAACTCATCCAAATGAAGCGGCTAATTTAGTAGCTGTTATGGATTTAGGTTTTACTAAAGGAACAGGAACCTTAATCAAAAACAAGGCTCCTGAATTAAAACCTATGAAGCTAGAGAGAGTAGGTTTACGAAACGAGGTAAAACCTCTAGCTGGAGGAGACGCTGACGTTTACAACATTCTGTTTAAGGGTGACAAAAAAACACCTGAACAAGTAAGGATGACGGAAGATCCAAAAGGCGTTCTCGGAACTCAGGAACAGCTAGCTTCAGCAGAGCAGCTTGAACTTATAGATATAGCTAAATCTGCTGGCGTGTCTGGGAACAAAACTTTTCAACAGAATTACAACGCTTTTCAGGGGTATTACGATCAGCTAGAAGACAGCTTAATGAAAATGCTTGCTAGAAACGAAAAAAAAGTTAATTGGGCTGAACTAGATCAGAACTTGAGACTAAACGTAAAGCAAACTTTTGACGAAGTTGTTACTTCTAATCCTAAATTGATGTCTAACAAAGCAGCCAAAGAAGAAACGGCTACTCTGTACAACGAGTTTTTATCTATACTTGACGAACAAGGTGGGACACTACAGGGCTTTAAGGTGTCCAGAAGTATGTTTGACGAAAGACTAGGAAGAATGGGCTATGATTTGTCAGGAGACAAGCTGACACCAAGGAACTTGGCAGCTATGTCTGTACGTAGAGCAGTCAATCAAACAGTATACGATGTTGTTCCTGAGGCAGAAAAACTTGTTTCACAAATGTCTAAAATAATACCGCCTTTGGGTGCTTTGAACGCTAAAGCAGCAACAGAAGCTACAACTAGATTTGGTAGGTTCATAACAACACTAGGGCTTCCACAGTACAGCGGAAACACCGCACTGTCTGTAGCAGCTAACGCTGTATACGTATTAGGAGGCACTGTTGTTGCTAGCCCTTACTTTTACATTAAGAACCAACTAAAGCGTCCCGGCCCTGCTAAGGTAAGAGCTAAGTTGTCTTACATCAAAAGAGATATGTTTGATGAAATACGTAAAGCAATTAAGGCAACCAAAGACCCAGTTAAGCGTAGTATTTTACAACGAGACAGCAAAGAAGTTTACACTTATCTAAATGCTGTATTTAAATCTGTAGAGCAGGAGCTTGAGGAAGAAAAAGAGGCTTCTAATGGCTGATTGGATGAGTAGGTTTTCTGCTAACTATAAAAAACAAGCAGATCAAAATAAGAAAACATTTAACATGATTCAAAACGGCAGAAATCAATAAGGGATTAAATAATGAAGAAGGATAAAGACCACACAGTAAGCTACACTTCTATCGACTACCATTCGATGTGTCAGAAGTCAAAAGATCGTATCAAGAAGATGCAGGCAGAAGGAATACCTACGCCCCATGACCCTAAAGAGAAGCCAGAGGACGTAGGTAAATCTGAGGGTTACTCAATCATCTTCATGTCATAACGCACCTGCGTTGCTATAACTCACAGTTGTTACCTGTACAGGCCAGTTGTTGTGATCCTTCGGTCATATCGCTGGCCTCTTCTATATCCCACGATATTTCCTTAGGGAAGTCCTTAACAAGCTGGTTGTACGTCTTCTTGTCCACCGGCTCATACGGTGCCTGTTGGTACGTATGGTCTGAGTAGGGCAGGAAGCTAATCCCTGACACCTTGTCAAACTTGTTGTACAACCACTGTCCCACCTCAAGAAACTCCTCGTCACGGTAGTAGCAAGTCATAGACGGCTTGTGCTCACACCAGTAGTCCTGATATATCTCCCATAACTCTAGCTGCTCCATAGCACCCATGTCTGAGGCTGTCACAGCGCCCTCAGGAGACGCAATAGGGAAGCTGAATACCTTGGTACTGGGTGACATCACATCGTCCTCCACAGGCACACCTGCGGCCTCTAGGACGCTGCATAGAGGGTCACGAGAGTCAGCCCTCACGCGTCTAATGTACTGCTGCGCGTACCTCGGGTGAATCCCTGAAGCAGAATCCACAAGCTGGCTGACAGTACCGGAGGGCTTAACAGCAGTAATAGCAGCAGAAGGATTAATCCCAAGTCTATCAGCCCATACTTTATTCGTAGCGATAGCTTCCTCACGCAACGCCGTAAGCCACTTCTTAAGTTTCGCATTGTCCTCTCTCCCTGACAGCAGTGGGTGATCCATGATGCCTGTCAACGATACACCCAAGAGTGCCTCTTCTTCTGTGTTAGTCTGCCATATCTTCCGCAGGTACCGGAAGTCTGTCAGCGTAGCCTGTAGAGTTCCAAGGATAGTCGCAACACGTACTTTTCGTTTGAGGTCTGCGAGACTATCGGCTGGCCTGACAACAACTTCCGATAGATTACAGAACTGGTACGGTCTGAGGATGATTTCTGAACACGGATTAGTTCCAAAATCATAGGTAGCATCTCTTCGGTCGTTCTTTGCAGCTTGCTTTTGACTAGCAACTCTGCTGAACACTCCTCGTTCTCCTGAGTAGGACTCATATAAACTTTTCCACTCATCTAAAAAGGCTGGGAAGTCAGGCTTCTCTGTGTAGCAAGCACTGTTGTTCGCTAGACCACGCTGTGGATTATCTACCCACCACTGTCCTGACTTACAACGCCGTATGCGGTCATCAGTAAGATTACTTAGGCTAATCAACGCTGACCTACGCACACCACCAACTACTACGATTTGTGCAATCTTGCAGCAAAGATCGTGACACTCAATGGATGTAAGTTTTCTTCCAGCAGCTTCCCGAAAGAGTTCCACTGTGAATCTGAATAAGTCGAGCAGAGGTTCTGGACCACTTGCACGACCTCCGAAAGTTTTAAGCGGGGCACCTGCAGGTCGTACTCTGCTGACGTCCCATCTGGGAATTTGACCTGAGTACAACAGTGATACCAACTCCCTAAACGATTTCGCCCATCCGACTTTCGAATCTGCAACATTAATAACTGTGTCTGTTTCATGGAACTCCTCTGCAACTTCTGGCAGCTTTGAGATGTATTGACGCTCGACACTGAACCCTACGCCTGTGCCGCACATGAGCACGTACATCATTTCGTCAAACGCTTTGGGGTGATCTATAGGTAAGTAACTACAGTTGAATCCAGCTACGTTGTCACGGTCGAGGGCTTCACCTGCTGTCATCAGTGCTCGCATCGAAGGCATGACATCTAGATCGTGTATGGTCTTGAATATCTCTGACACTTCAAAGTCGTTAAGGTCAGCACGATCTACCCAGTAGTTGACGTAGCGGTTTACTGTTTCTTCCCAAGTCTCACGGCGCTTTTCAAGTGGTAAGTACCTAGCGTACCGTGACTTGTGTATGTATTGTTGATATGCGTCCATTAGTCCTCCAGTAGTTCACGGATTTTAGCAACGAGTTCATCCATCGTTTCGTAGATCATAATTCTACTATCGTCATCGTACCACTCAAGTATGAATCCGTTGTTTGCGTTGCGTATTGTTACGTCGCTGATCTTCATTCTGTTACTCCTAGTGTCTCATTGAGTATTGCTTGTGCTGCCATCTGTAGTAACATATGCACACCTTCTGGGTACTGTTGGTTAGACGCAACTTCAAACATTTCTCTGTCTTCGTACATGATTACTGCACACCTTACGTTCTTGCCTTCCTCCTCCTGTTGCATTGCCTTAACAGCAAACAGAGACAAAAACTCTGATGCACTTATCTCCTCTTCCTTTTCTTTACCGAAGTTACCTTCAACTACCTTCATTTTTACCTCTCTTGTGATACTCCTTGCACACTTGGTCAAAGGTTTCCCACATCTCATCAAACTTGATCTCGTACAGTTCCTTGATGGCAAAGTACTTGTTAATCATTGCGTCAGTCGCCTTCGGGCTGATGTGGTCATTCCACTCTGCTGAGTCTAGGAAGTATCTAGTCACTAGGTCGATGTCCTTAGTGACGTTTGAGAACTCTAACATCTGTTGTTCCAGATCAAAGATGGCACTCATAAGTTAGCCTCTATCAGACGCTCAAGATACCACTTCGCTTTACGAAGATCCTCTAGCCCGTTCTTGTATTCGTAGCGCCACACGTACTTAAATATGTTGCCTTTGAGGTAGCCCTTGAACTCTGGCTTATCCATAGACTCCT